AATACCCATTATTTTATGGTAGTGCGTATCTGACAGCAACTCGGGCTCCTCATACCGATAATTTTTACGCACCTTTATGAAGGCGTTCGCATATTTAATGTCGACGATTTCGCCGTCCCGTATGAAAATATCCATTACAAACGCAACCCTAACTACGTTTTCTTGAAGGCTGCATAAACAATCGGACAAGATAGTTGGCAACATGGGGCGCTTTTTATCGGGAAGATAGATGGTAGAAATTCTCTGCGAGAACGAGTCCCATAACCCGAGTACGTCCATCCAAACGGTGACATTAGAAATGTATATACTTAACTGCTGTATTCCATTTCCCAAGTCAACCAAACCAAAACCGTCGTCAAAATCTACACTCTTTGGTGGGTCAATGGTGATAATATTCCACCCCGTCTGGTCGGTTCTATCCTGAATTTCGGGGTATTTCGCGCGAGCACTGTCAAGGATACCGTCATGGCACTTGTTTCCAATGGCCTTTGTCGTTTCCTTTTGGAATTTCTGAATTGATGTATTTAGGCTCTTGCAGAATAGCTGATACTCATAGAAATTGTCGAGAACATCAACGGGTCCGATAACATTGTCAAGTTTAGCTCTTGGATGTTTATCTTCCCACTCGTCAAACACAATAGTGACATATAGATTCTTGAGAACCTTTGAAAATCCGACATTTTTAATTTCATAAGGGACTAAAAAGGCCGGCAACCGCATATCATCCGGAATACACTTATACAGCAATTTGCCTGCTGTTACTGTGCCGGCCCGTTTAGAGTTTTCCCCAGCCAGTTTCTGTTGACGCCCATATGTCTTGCCTCCGGCCAAAATAAGAACGCCTGGGAACGCGGAACCAGACCTGACCGTAGAATACACAATTTTAACAGAATTATCGGGTTCCACCGCGAATACGTCATCTGACAGCAATTTACAGTCTAATGGGCAAATGTCAAGGGTGACCTTGTTGAAGGTTTCCGTATTATATACATCCCAAGAAGTATAACTTCTATCATTCACCGCGATCTTATATCGTTCCATCACAAATCCGTGTATGTATACAATATGGCTATAGCTTTAACCCCTATTCCAATAGTATAAATGGCGCAAAAGTATTAGAGACGTCATGCTAACTATAAATATACGCACGATGAGCAAAAGTGTTGTCGCGGTGATTATGGCAGGCGGAGTCGGCAAGCGAATGGAGTCTAATCTGCCAAAGGTACTGCACAAGGTCAACGGAATTCCAATGATAAACCGCATTATTATAACATTAAATAGTCTTAGCTACTTTGTGCAGTTAGAGAAGGTCATTATTGTAGTGGGTAAGCATAAGGATCAAATTCGCGCATCAATTGAAAAGCAAGTGAACCTGCCAAAAATCGTATACGTTACTCAAGAGGAGCCTCTCGGAACTGGTCATGCAGTAATGTGTTGCCAGTCGGAATTGCTCAAAATGCCAAACTCAGATGTACTGGTTCTCTCTGGCGATGTACCTTTATTAAGCGCGCGTACAATGTTGCGCTTAATATGTATGAATAGCGTTGTGAAATTAATTACGACGGTGATGGACGACCCAACTGGATATGGGCGTATAGTAACAACGGATGGTACTTTTGATAAAATAGTTGAACATAAAGACTGCACGTCACCTGAGTTACACATCCATACTGTCAACTGTGGAATTTACTGCATGAAATCGGAGTTGATGTGTAAATATTTGAAGTGCCTTACGAATAACAATAATCAAGCCGAATATTACCTCACCGATCTCGTGGAAATTATAAAAAGAGAGGAGGCCCTGTGCGTAGACATGCTCGAAATGGAGGCAAATAAACAATACGAGATTATGGGAGTAAATACGCCAGAGCAATTATATGAATTAGAAAAACTTATAAAAAAAATTGATAATGGAAGTGCCAAGTAAATGATTATTATTAAACAATAGTTTCAAGGAGAATTAATAAAATGAGTTCGCGTAGACAAATGAGATGTTGCTCATTTTGTGGAGACGACAGACACACCATTATAACATGTGATAGCGAGGCCCTGCCTGATTTAGAGTTTACTTTCGCAAGAAGGATTCTGACTACAGAGACCCCAGCTGCATTTAAGGAGTGGTTGACGGCGACCTATTCACATGATATTTATCTAATACGGGCCTTTGCTATTAGGAAATATAGAATGGATACCGACAGAGAAACCCCCCGAGTTACGACTCGAAGTAGCTTTGCTGAGTGCGCTGATGTAATCACGAATTATATGTTTACAAATTATAATGGAGGTGTGGGGTTGGATCAAACAATAGAACCGGTTAACGACACGATGTATCATGAGGACTCTGTTGACAGAGAGTTTGCGGATTTGCTGAATGCGCCGATGCAGCCCCTTACTTTGGAAGATCTTGCGCTTACTCCGAATCCCAATTTAGGCAACATGACAGACCAGGCATTGGCGTTCCAAAACAACCCAGATATTTTATACGACACGCGTATATTAGCAGATACATTAAGTCTGGCCGAGACGCTAATACGCGACCCATCTGTATTACAGCGCGACCCGCGCATTTTAGATATTGCGATACTCGTAGAACTGAGACTGCTTATGCTAACAGAAGTGTTAAATGGTGTGCGAATTCAGACACCACATCGCATACATTCGCGCGTTGAGACAAACGAGGATGAACAGCTGGATAATAACTGTTCGTGCAGCATTTGTTGGGATGACAAGGAGTTAATAAATTTTGTAAAGCTTGATTGCAATCACGAATTTTGTAAGGACTGTATAATCGCGACAACAGCACATAATCATGGAAAGGTGCCGTGTTGCGCCCTTTGTAGGGCAGAGGTAAGGACGGTTATATCAAGAACAGATGAAATACAAACAGAAATATTACAGGTGATTAGATAAAATATTTTGGGGACGGATGAGTGGTTGAGAGGTAGAAATTTTTTATTTACAATTGTGTATATAAAAAATACGGTTAGATTCAATATCAAATATTTGCGTGCGCGAATATGGTCATTCCAGAATTTAGTAAGTATTTACGAGGTATGAGATGGTAAGCAGCTTGGATAATAAAAGTTACAAAGACGAAATAGGCCGGCGCTTTATGGTAGCGCCGGACAGCCTCAGCCTCCTTTCATTATTAAAGGCACGGTGGGTGCATCCCCGCCTCATCCACCGCGCATTTTGCGGGTGCTTCTCTTGGCATTACGACGCTTGGTCTGGGAGCGCCTTGTCTTAGGACGTTTCGTGTGAGGACGCTTGGTGTTGGGACGTTTTGTTGACGCAAAGAAAGGAAACCACGAATTCATTAGCTTCATATAGAATAACACTATATTATAAATTATTCGCATTTTTGATCGCATCAATTGCAGCCTGCCAAATATTAGACTGATTCCAGATATTATTTGCCTCGGTATCGCAGGTAATAATTTGTTTGCTAATATATTTATACTTAGCAGACACTACAAAATAAATATTGCTTTTATCAAATTTAGTCCCTATATAATTTATAAATTCCATTATTGATTGAACACCATATCCTCTGCATAAAACAATAATAGGTTTGTCATCGCGCAAGTAGTTATATAGACGCTCTATTCTCCGCGCATATTTTTCTAAAACCAGTGAGTGATAGTTCGCCCAATTATCTATTATTTTTTTTTGAACTTCCTCTCCAAATACACCCTCGCCGATATGTGCATTCTCATATATATTGTCATTAAAGGGATAATCATGTGGAAACTGAAAGCCATATTTATCTACCAATCGGCTACGCGACGCGTTAAATTGAAGCTGGCGATGGTAATTCGCGAAATTATCTTCTATACAGTCATGTATAATTTTTAGATTAGATACGACCCAATCAAATGGTAGTGCTTCGTCTCTAAGATTTAATGCCCTTAACGCCGCAGCGGGTGAACAATCGTATCCCAAGGACATGTAATGAATTGTTGTCATAACTATACTGTTAAATTACTAAATTATTATTATTGCATTCTACCGAATCGCATACCATCTATTCTGTTTGGATGGGCAAATTATTTATATTTGTACTTTCATCGGACATATGCGCCTCTTGTTGTACAGTATGTGTGTCGACAGATGCTTGCGGCCGCATAATTTCATCATTTATGTCGTCGACACTGACCTTTTTAACAACATTGCGCTTTACATTTTGAATTTGTAGGGCGTGCATGCCGATATAAGGGGCAACCGCAACGTTATTCATATAGGTTCTATAATTAAAACACGAAATGCTGGTGTTGTTGCTAAATTTAATACTATACCACCAATATGCAGGAATAAACAATGTTTTACCCGGGACCAGAGTGAATTCCAAACACTTAAGCTTGTCAAAGTCCGCCTTATATTTAGGCTGAGGTGACCACGGATCAACCGGCGATTTAAACTCAAAGTTCTCATAGTCGTAAATCGGGTACAAATATTTTGCGCTGTGCGGCGGCGTCAGCTTGATTTGTGCGCTGCCCTCGGTTAAAAGCAGAAAGTTGCGATAATTTATTTCGTATCTAAGTGGGGTGCATGTTCCTGTGCTGCCCATCATAATATCGTAGTTACAATTTGATACCATGTATGGTCGCAAAAACTCGTCATTATACTTCAGGTTCTTAATAACACCAGTTTCCTCAAGGAAGTCGCGATTATTTTCAGAAAAATAGGTAGAGGTCTTGTCTTCTGCAAAGAGTTTCATCGCTGCATGGACAGGTAACGGGACATATAATTCAGCGTTGGTATCCGTTTCTTTAATGTTCCTAATTTTGAACTCGAATGCGTGATAATTATTTGCAAGGTAGGTTTTGTTAGAGGATTCCGCAATTTTTTGCGAGTCAAAGTCAAATAGCACAGGTTGACGTAAATCACAAATCTCCTCAAGCTTGTCCTTTGATGGCTGCTCAATCTCGTACATTTCTAAATCTTCGCCAGTCTTTAGATGAAACTGAATGTGTAAGTAAATGAATAAAACAAGACAAAATATAAGAATTCCAATTATTATTTCCATGAATGAGTCTTACATAAAAATAATACTAATTTTTGCCAACTATAACGAAGTAGACAGACTAATCTTCCAACTTGGGCGCGATAAAAAAGACCATCGAACTGTCCTCTCCTAAACTATATTCAATCTTCATGGGGCGATCATTACTCAATGAAAAGTCAATGTCTGTTGACAGTTTATTTGTGATGCACATTTTGTTCATATATGCAAGACTGTAAGTGAGCTTTATTTCTGCCCCCTCTACAATACTATAACTTGTTAGGTCGTCAATCGGTATATCTACACGCATTTCACCTGTGACTCCATTTGTATTCAAACTAATATCCTCTTCAGAACATTTAATTATGATATCGCTACCAAAGTTGCTCATTTGCGAGAACATTTCAGATATTTGTTTGGACGATAAAGAGAATTCGGCATCATAATCAACTTCTGGGATATGCATTTCGTCGTAATCATAGTCTGCGAGAGGCATTTTGAATGATTTTTTAAAATCGCCCTTCTTCGCATCCGGAGAGTCAAATTTGATATGCAGTGTCTCCTGGCCTGCATCCTCCATTGTAATAATGAGGTCTTGATTCTCTCCCTTTGTGCTAATTATAGAGTGAAACACGTTCGTGTCAAAGCAGATGCGCATTCCCTTAGAGACGTCATACTTCGCGAACCACGTTTTATCCAATTTTATATCGAACAAACATATGTGGGACTTATCCATCCCCTGAATATGTAGACGACTGTCTTCAAAGTGTGCACAAATTAAATTGGTGCAGTTTTTAAGCACCTGAAAGACAGAGACGAATACATCCTTCTTTTTTTTGTCGCTGATTTGGATATTCATAGTAAATATAATGCCATAATTATATTTAATATATTTACGCGCTTAATCTAAATTTCCGCCGGCGGCCAATTCGCGCTTGACGAGCGACTTTAAATCTGCGCCCTCAACCTCGCCCGCACCCTCGGTTTCAGCGACTTGCTCCTCAGCAACGACCTCATCTGATGCTTCGCCTGAGGCATGAACACTTTTTTCGACCTCTGTTAAGGCAAGCTCGAAATCTCCAAACCGCTCATTTGTCTCGGATACGAATGAATCGTACTTGAGCATAAATGTTTTCAGAAGGTCCTTGGTCTCAACAAGGTCTCTGTCAAACTTGAATATTTGCTCGGCGTGTTTCGCTATAGCAAGATTGTGTCTCGTACCTTCCTCGCTAAACCGGGTAACCTGTTCAGTAAGTTTAGTTACTTCTGCAGACAACTTGGTAATTTCCTCGCTTGTTGCACCTCCTGACATGGTCGTAGGCGCGGTTTTCTCCAGCGAGTCGAGTCTGTTAATAATGCTTGTTAAGACGCTCAAATCAATAACTCTTGAATTCTCTGGTATATTTGATCCTTCCGAAGAGCGACCTCCGCCGTTCATCATCCCTTCGTGTTCTGCCTCATAAACCCATTGTTCAATCTTCCCGAGACGCAGTGTGATTAGCCCAATTGCATCAGAAATGCTCAACTTGGTGAACGGGACTCCATTTGACGCAGACTGGACCGGTTGCTGTTGCTGTTGCATTTGTTGTTGCATCGGTTGTTTAGCCTGTTGGTTGGGTGGAGGACCGCGCCCCGCGCGCACATTCGGTGGAGGCTGTTGATACCCCGGTGGGGCAAATGCAGCATGTGACCCGATAGATGTTCCAGGACGGGTTCCTGATACAGGAGGAGCAGATTCTCCGGCTCTTTTAGCTCTAGCGGCGGCAAGTGAACGTGAACTCATAATAATAATAATAAACAAGTTGTTTTTAAATTACTTACGCAACAATCCACATTCCTAAAGGCGGCGGGTCTAAGCCACCATTTTCATTTTAATTGCCTCGTGGCTGATATAATTATGAATTTCAAAATCTTCAACCTGATAATCATTAATATTCTCTCTGACCTGTTTAATAGAGACGGTCGGGAATGGATATGGTTCTCTCTCTAATTGTTCTTTGATAGGTTCAATGTGTTCCTCGTAAATATGACAATTCCCACCAAAATGAACAAATTCATGGGCCTCCAATCCGCAGTGTTTGGCGATTAAATGAGTTAAAAAACTATATGAAGCAATATTCAGCGGAATACCAATTGGGAAATCACACGATCTCTGATAAAGAGCACACGATAATTTGTTACCATCGTGGACGTTAAATTGGCACATAACATGGCAGGGTGGAAGCGCCATTTCGTTAAGCTGACCAGGATTCCATGCCGACATTATCAAGCGACGACTCATACGTTGGACAGGGTCCTTCAGGGCATCAATAATTTGTTGCAGCTGGTCGATTCCGGTGACCTCCTTTCTATTTGAAAATATATCTGGATCATTTTCATTAAACAGCCGTTTTCCAGTGAAACAATTATAATTTGCGTTGTAGTGGCGCCATTGATAACCGTAAATAGGACCAAGAATATCTTCTGGGTATAGCTTTAGCCCTCTATTATCTAAAAACTCTCGTGAACCATTAGCATCCCAAATATGGACACCCTGTTTCTTTAGAATTTTGTTATCAGTTTCGCCTCGAATAAACCACAAAAGTTCCTTTAAACAAGTCTTCCAAGCAGTCTTCTTTGTGGTCAGGATGGGAATCTTTCCATCCCTAAGAGAGAAACGCATCATACCACCGAAGATGCTCTTAGTCTTGCCGTTTCGTCCTTCTTCCCACGTACCATTTTCAATAATATTTTCAATAGTATTTAGGTATTGTTGTTCCTCGCGCCCTGCGGCACTACGAAAAATGTTATCAGAAACTCTATCACTAAATTCCATAATAATAATATTTAGGGTAGCTTTAAATACTTTAACCTGGATTTCTGAATTTTAATTTCTAAATATACCCTATAGGAATATGGATAATTCAACCGACACCAATAAAAACTTCTTTAGACACGTTTTCAATTTTGACGACGATTCAAAGATGGACATATTAAATATAATTCAATATGCATTAATTGCAATTATTCCGGTGGTAATCCTGAATAAAACAATCGGCAAGTACGTGCCAGAATCCGACGACCGAAAGGGCAGTTTGGAACTTTCGGCTGAAATAATTATTCAAGTGATAGTTACATTTATGGGCTTGTTGATTATTCACCGAATTATTACATTTATTCCGACATACAGTGAAACAAAGTACCCTGAATTCCACATTGTGTACATTGTTTTAGCCGTTTTGATGATTACAATGAGCTTACAGACAAAGCTGGGAGAGAAGGTGAGCGTTTTGGTGGATCGCGTAATGGAGTTGTGGGACGGTAAGTCAGATACCAAGAAGAAGAATGGAAAGAACACTGTTAAGGTGTCTCAGCCAATTTCTGGACAGGTCACCGGACAACCAATGAATAATCCTGCCATGACACAATCCCTCTACACTGATGGAACTGCCATTAGTTCGCTACCAACCAATGATTCCAGCAGCCAAATGCAGCCACAGCAGTTGCCAAACTATGACGCAATGTACAAGCAAGATACTACGCCGTTAGTTGGTGCGGCAACACCGGGTATCAGCCGTGAATCGTTTGGCGAGCCGATGGCGGCAAGCGAATTCTTAGGAGGCGGAGGTTCTTTTGGCAGCTCTTGGTAAACGCATGCGCGCAAAAATAAACCTAAAACTCTAAACATAAACACTTAAATATATAAATATAATTCAACCTATAGTTATATATGGACGTTAACAAATTATTACAAGCGCTTGATGATGATAGCAATGAAACTCTGCTAAACTTCACTACAAAAAAAATAAAGGAGATGACCCTAAAGGTGTTGAAGGAGCTACATCTTTCAAAGGCCGATACTCTCGAACTATTTGAGAAATTAAAGGCATACAAATATGTGGATGAAATGAACGAACTAAAATACGGGGCATGCATTAGATGGATACCAATTGATGACCCCGAGAATATAGTATTGTCCAAGGGCGCGCTGTTCTGCGAGATGAAAATAACAGACAACGGCGTGTTCTGTATATGTAAAAACTTTGGCTTTAGCACACGGCATTTTCAAATATCAATGGATAAAACACTCATATTTCAAAAGTTAACGGATCAAGAGCTCGTATTGTTATCAGCACTTGACCATTTATCAAATTAAACGATTATTTTCTACGGCGGGTAGTTTTTTTCGTGTTTCGTTTTAGCTTAATTGTGGGACTCCCCCTACATTTAAAATTTCCGCGAGTATAGCCCCGGCGATTGAGTATAGTTTTTGTGCAAACACCGATGGCCTTCTTTTCGTTCTCACCACCGATTTTTTTTATACATCTGCATAATTTACTTGCGAGCAATGTTTCAGCTGCAGCCTTTGTGAGACGATTAGATTTAGGTATAGGCTCGCCATAGTATTCTAAAATCTGTTTAAAATCATTAATATTTAATTCAGACATGTTTGTCTATACTATTTACAAACAAAATAATTATGCCGACATTGTTCTATTACATTCGACGCAATTTCAGTATAATTCAAATTTTTTCAAATCAAAAAAAATATATATATATTAGTATGAAAATTGTTGTTTTTGATTTAGACGAAACGCTCGGGTACTTTACACAATTCGGAATCTTCTGGGACAGCATTGTATCTTATGCAAAAAGTAAAAACCACGAAACATTGTCCCAGACTGTATTTGATGACACCCTGGACTTATTTCCTGAGGTTATCCGCCCGAATATAATAAATATATTATCCTACTTAAAGGATCGGAAGAATGCGAACCATTGCCATAAAATGATGGTATACACAAACAACAATGGCCCGCGTGAATGGGCACAGAAGATTGTACAGTACTTTGAAAATAAGATTAAGTATAAGTTGATTGACCAGGTTATCGCCGCGTTTAAAGTAAATGGTGAAACTATAGAAGTCGGCAGAACAACCTCCTCCAAGACATACGACGATCTTGTGCGATGTTCAAAAATACCGCCAAATGCCGAAATTTGTTTCTTAGACGACACTCTTTATCCTGGGATGACAAACGATAAAATATATTACATTAACATTAAGCCGTACTTCCACGATTTACAGTTTGAATATATGGTTGAAACGTTTAAAAATAGTGGCGTCGGCAGAAGGATCATTAATAGCGATGACAAATTTGACGCAAAAATCATGAATAACATAAAACTTTATAATTACAAGTGCAATAATAAGGATTCTAAAGAATATGAAGTGGATAAAATTATAGGAAAATACATTATTAGTCACCTGGATGTGTTTTTTAACAAATCGCGTAAACCAAAGACGTTAAGAAACCTGCCCCGTGGCGGCAGATCAAAGACCAAGAAAAAACACACACATTAATATTACATTTACGGCCGAATAATGTTGCGTACCTTATCATTTATCATAACTACATAGTTATTAAGCGCGGTTGTTGTCAGTATAAACAGGCCCGCACTAAAGGTTATTTTTCTATCAAGTTCAGTAAACTTGTCAAGCGTTCTAAATGGGTTAAAGCGCCATATCAAGAACAAACACGTGTATACTCTAATATAATAATCCAATGTTGCAAGATACTCTGGTGCAGAATTTGATAGCCCGAAGAATGAGACGAATATTAGTATATATGATATGAATAAAAACCCCGTAAAAAACTTATCGTGTACGAAATAGAGGCCGTCGTTAAATATCATTTATATAAATTAATGATATTTTATTTTGTTTTTTGTTTTGTTATATTTTGTGGTTACTCTACTTATGCCGATGGCGACCCCCCAGCATAAAAGGTTAGTGTTCTTGCGCTGGGATCGGTTGCATTCGTGTATTTAGGCATCCAAAAGTAAGGCAATATGTGCGAGCAATTCGGGTATGCCTGATCAAAGATTCCTTTATAATACGCCTTTTCTATTTCAATGGATGGAATGTATGTCTCCAATGGATTGTCTGCGCGTAATTGTTCACAAATCCGCTCCTGAATTATAGTAAATAATGAGCGGCCGTGATTGCTAACCCCGTCACTAAATGCCTCCTTCTTTCTCCAAAGAATTTCATCCGGCAATACTTGTCTACCACAATAATCCTTGAAAATTTCATGAGAAAAACTATATCTTATTATAAACTTTTCAATGCCGATATGAGGATGGGTTTTGGGTCCAGCCTTGTTCTTATGGTTTCTGAAATAAGCTGGGATTGAGAGCATAAAATTGACAAAGCCAATATCCAAAAATGGGGGTCTTGGCTCCAGGCCATGCGATGAAATAGATTTGTCGGACCGCAAAACGTCAAATAAGTGGATGTCCTTTAGCAATCTTCTGGATTCCCGGTCAAACTCGATATCATCAGGGCATTTATTCATGTATAAATATCCGCCGAGCAATTCGTCGGACCCGTCACCGTTGAATATAACCTTGGCATCGGAATTTGCGGCAATATATTTGCCGAGCAGGTAGTTTCCAATACTCGCTCGCACGGTAGTCGTGTCGTAGCTTTCAATTGCGCGAATCACCTCGGGGATAGCGTCAAACATTTCCTGTTCAGTAACCGTAATCTCAGTATGTTTCGTGCCGAGATAGTCTGCGACAATTCGCGCGTGTCTCAAATCTTCTGACCCTGCAAGGCCGATACTATATGTTTCAAGTTTGGAGGGTAAATTATTTGACATGTAAAAATTGTTTACAAGCGCTGTTATTAGACTGCTATCCAGTCCTCCCGACAACAAACATGCAATTGGTCTCTCAGTCGCAAGACATCTCTTCACAACCGCAGCATTTAAATACGCAGACACCCGTAAACTCATGTTGGCGACCATGCTTGGCTCTATGTGGTCATTTATGTTCCATACGTGTTGCAAATTAGGAAGAAAATATGGGACATTCTCCTTCTCCATTTCCCATGCCGAGTCCGACGTTTTAAAGGAACAATATGTGCCGGGTGTAAATTGTCCAACACCATAATTTGCAAGCTCTGTGTTATAAAAATGCGACAGACACTTTAGCTCAGACGCAAATCCGTAAGCACGGTGGTTATTATCCAAACCCCGAGTTTTCAAATAATACAATGGGCGCACACCAAATGGGTCACGGGCGACAAATAC